AAACGCTTCTCCAATCAACTCCAAATTTGTATTTGTCGTATCGCCCCAAGTTCCTGACGCATCACCTGTCGCCATTTCATTGAGTCTAAGATCATTGACGTATGTACTAGCCATTTGTATTCTCCATTAAGCTACTTCTTCCCAATTAGGTGTTTGTGTATCGCTCACACTTGACCAGTTAGGTGTTTGTGTGTCGCTTACATTAGACCAATTTGGTGTTTGTCCGGGAACTACTTCGCCCCAAACAAGTAAATTTCCTAAATTTCCTGTTGTTAATACACCAGTTGGTTGAACTACAGCAGTTCCTGCTACTGTTAAACTTCCAACTGATCCTGTTGCTGCTCCTAAAGTTACTGCAATTATATTATTAGTAACTAAACTTAAATTACCTAATGCTGTTGTTCCAACAACATTTGTAACAGACATATTAGCATCGCCTGTTACGGTTTCATCTCCTACTGCTACCGTAGAAGCAGTTCCTGAAACACCTGTTATAGCTACACCAGCAGCTAATAATGTTCCTACCGCACCAGTTCCAGATATTCCTGTTTCAGTTACATTAGCATCACCTGATACAGATTCATTACCTAATGCAGTTGTTCCAGCTAATCCAGTAACAGATAAATTTGCAACACCTGTAACAGTTAAACTATTTACTGCTCCTGTTCCTGCAAGACCTGTTTCAGCTACGTTAGCATCTGCGGATATCGTTAACGATCCTAGTGCACTTGTACCTGCTAGTCCTGTTTCTGTAACATTTGCTACACCTGTTACTGTTAGAGAACCTACAGCACCAGTACAGGTAACTCCTGTTTCTGTGACGTTAGCATCACAAGTTACTGTTTCTGTACCTAACGCAGATGTTCCTGCAACACCTGTAAGGTTTACAGTAACATTGACTATTGCGGGTTGACCCCAAGGACCTGAACCCCAAGTGGATCGACCCCATCCGACAGACATATTACGCTATTCTTATTACTGCGTTACTAGCGTCTGCTGTAGGAAAAGTAATTGTAAAAGAACCTGCTGTTGATGTTTTGTCAGCACCAAAATCAAATACTGCAACTGCTGGATCACCTGTTGCCGTATCGTTGTAAATCATGCAACCTCTAGCTGTTACAGTAGCTGTGCCAAAAGTTAAATCAGCAAAGTCTGTAAATGCCGTAGTTCCAGAAGTGCTAGGGTCTACACGGGTTAATGTATTACCTTTAGCCGTATAGTTAGTACCACTAGCTTCTTGTGAAGTTGTGTATGCAGTTGTTGCAGCACTCATAGTTGCTGAACTCGTATAGAGTGCAAGTCTAAATGTGCTACCGCCTGAGTTTTTAAAATTATGCACACCTTCTAAAAGTTCTTTTTTAAAAGAAGTACACATTGCTTGTGTAATAGCCATTACAGTCTCCTTATTATATTTGCTAGGTCTTTTTGACCTTGTTTTTCTAACTCATTACATACTGTGCAAATATGGTTTTTTATCCCCTCATTTACATAGTATTGAATGATCCATTTACATCTATCTCTAAATGCGTGAGCCTGTGCTTTGACCATAGGATCAACATCATCGCTTATAGAAATTAGTTTATTAGTAGCCATTTCAGCCAACTCTTCAACAGAGTGTCCTCTATTTTGAGTTGTTGTAACTCCTACATTACCTATTGATAATTCAAATTTGTCTGTCTGCATTATGGTTTATTTGGTTCTACTATATCGTTAAATTCTGTCTGCGGGTCTTCTCTTCCTGATATGCCATACGGCACCATTTGTTGTTTTATAACTTCTGAATACCTACATACTTTCATTTTGCCTTCATCAACATAACTTACAACAGGGTCTTGTAGTCTATGATAACCATAAAGTTTATCTTTAATTTCAACGTTTGCATCTAGTAGATTAGACCTAAGTGCTATAGATACATCTATTTTTTGCTCCATACATTTAGCTAACCAAAACTCGCAACAGGCTCTGCCCATTTCTGCAAAGTAAACTAACTTTTTATAAGTAAAATCAGCACCATACATAGCTACAGAACCAACCTTATTCCAATAAGCAAATGCTATTGCATAGGCTACTGTATTATTTAAATATCCGCATTCAGTATCTCTTATAATTGCTTCTATTGGATATAACTCAATACTAGGTACTCTTTCATCTAACTCAACCGAATATATAGGACAAGTTAATTTAGGTAAAACTCTACGCATTAATTCAGTTTGATTGCCGGCATCATCTGTATCAAAAAATCTTGTCATTGGGTCCATTGCAAATACTCTGTCTGGATTAGGTATAACTCCTGACATAGCATTTATAGCCCATACTTCATCATATTGTTTACTATGTGCTGTAGCTATATGAAAATCTAACTGACTTTCTCCCATAGCAACTATTGCTATATGTTTGCCCTTTAGGTCTTTTATTGGTTTATTTAACATTATCTGCTCCTTAATGTTTATGATACTGGTATTTGTAAAGTGCTATCTTTATATGTATCTGTAGTATTTCTACCTTCTGCTAAAACTTTTAATCTATCTAAAGCCTTTTCATATCTTGCGTTATATAAATTCATAAGATCAGGCTCACCTTTCATATATGTATATGCTTCAACTAATGACCCATATAGCAAAGCGTTTGATGCGTTAGTAGACAACCAAGTTGATTCGCTATCTGTACCGGCTGTTATAGAAGTAGGTCTATAAAAATAATGCAGTTCAGATGTGTAATCTGCATCTGGTGTTGGACCCACTATATATGTATTTTCATCAAATAAAGAATAATGTTTTGGTGTGCCTTTTACTGTTGGATTTGGATATGCTTCCCTTATAAAAGTAACATCTGTTCTAAGTAAATTAGTGTGAGAGTTAGAACTAATAATAGTTATATCAAAAGTATCTAAAAAGTCAGATGGTGTTGCCAAATAAGGATTTCCATCTGTTAAAGTCCCTTGTACTGCTTTCCTGAATACAGGTAAACGTACTGTTTTTAAAATTCTTTCTTCAGCTTGTTTTATTATCGTAGGTAAATCATTAACAAAAGTTGTTTCTGAGTTTTGTAGATAATCTTGAATTGCTGATTTTAATTCTGCGTATGTCATAATTAACTCGTTGTAACTGTAAGCTTACCTACTTTACCAAACATATCTAAACCTAAAGTAGACGAACCTAACTCTGTAATACCTCCGCCTATAGGATCAAATGCTGAAAATCTTCTGCTTGCTGCCAAACCTCTATCTGGTCTAGGGTCCCTTAATGCTTGAGGATCATCTGTAGAATATTTACCTAACTGTAATTGTGGTTGATCTTCATCAAAACATTGATCACAAACTCTAAAGCCTGTTCGTTTTTGATTATATATTTCAAACTTTAAATCATTGTAGGGATATTCAAAACTACAACGATCACAATAAGCTATAGATTTTTTTCCAGAAGCAAAATTACCCATTAGTTTTTAGCAACAAAAGGAACAAATCTAACAGATGCTTTTTCTCTATCCTCTGCCGCAGCAAGTTGCCATTGTTCTTCATACATAGATTTTAATGCTAAAACTCTGTCTGCTTGTCCTGAATGCTTAATAGATAAATAGTAAGCTAGTCCAGCAGTAGCACAAGGCAAAAACCTAGCAGGTAAATCCAAAGTATTTGATCCCGGACTTCCTACATCTTCTATCCTTGCAATTCTGTAATAAAACAATGTATATGTTTCAGCATCATCAGGTATTGGATATAAATTAACAACAGGTGCTGCCTGTTGTCTATCTATATAAATTTGTATCGGTAAACCTTGCGATAGTTTATTTGGTATATCAGCGTAAGTAGAAACCGAAATACGATTCAAACGTGTATCAGTTTGTGTGCTTGTATTGCCTGAATTTGTTCTAATAGAATATTCTATTAAATCAATAGTATCAGAGGGCAAAGTATATGTAGCAGTTCCTGCTGTCAAAGCTTGTGTTCCGCTTTCTACTTTCCATAAATTTATACCACGATTAGCCCACTCAAGAAACATGGTATTTAAGGAGCGTCTAGCACTCCTTAAATGATACCCAGAACGCATTTCTACTCCTGCCAAATCATAGGCTTCTTCTGCTAGTTCTGTAAAGTCTGGATTGAATGTAGCTGAACCGCTAGTTGCCATTTACACCCTACCGCCAAATTTTTTCTTGACCAAATCTTGATACATCATTGGTCCTTTCATTTTGGATTTTCCTTTAGTGTTTTTACCACCAGCCATTTTTTTCATCATAGCTTTACCTTTGACAGACTTACCGCCTTTCATCATAGCTTTGCCTTTAGTTTTTTTGCCGCCAGCCATAGCCATCATGTTTTTCTTTTTTGCTCCGCCTTTAGTACCTTTCATACTTTTCTCCGTTAATAGTGTTTATGTGCCCAAATAACTGCACTATAAGTATCGCCATCGGTGTGACCTACTGTTGTTAACACTAAGTCTCCATTAACTCCACTTCCTGCGTTGTTTGGTATTCCTGATTTACCTTCATTACCCATAGAAAAATCCCATGTATCTGTCCAGTCAGCAGGTGCTTCAAATATAAATTGATTAGAAGTTGCTTTCCAAAACAATTTGAATCCCATACCTATATTACTAAACCAGATACGTTGAATTGAGACACGGCTACAAGCCGCACCTGTTGTTGGGTTTGAATTTAAAGCAGATACATCAATTTTAGCAACAGCAGATTCACCTGTTCCGTCACTAATATTAGTTATCTTGACAATTAAATTCTTGCCACCGTCTTCTATGGTCTGAGATGTTACTGCATCAGCCATTATAGACCTCCTTAAGCGTCAGCAAATGGAGTTACTACAGTACCGGAAGCAAGGTTAATACCTTCTACTGCATACTTAGCTGAAGCTATTGCTGTAACTCTAATGATTGTTCCAGCTATTCCGCCTTTAGTAGTACCATTTAAAGTTATAACATCATTACTAGCACCTGAGAAAAATGTTTTACCTGCTGCATCACTTTTACCCATATACAGTCCACCTACGAACTTATCAGTTCCATCGGTTTTAATATCTACGTCTGTAGCTGCTGTTTCTATTACAAAAGTAAAAGAAGCACCCAAGTTGTTAGTTTGATTAGGATCATCGTCCCTACCCGGAGCAGTTGCAACGATTGAAGGTAAAGTAAATTTACCATCAGCATCATTACAAGTAAGAATCTTACCTGAGTGTGCTGCTACTGTGAGTGTAGTGTCTGCTGTTAAGCTAACTACTGTTGCATTACCTGCTGAAATAAAACCAGCTAGTGATCTAACCGGTCCTGAAAATGTTGATTTTGCCATAATTAAGTCTCCTTAATAGTCTATCGTCTTGGCGAGTCTGCTAGGTCAGTCGATAGATTAAATAAAACCCTAGATTAAAAACGAAAAAAAGGGCGATAGAATTAACTATCGCCCATTTTATCTTAGCTACTACCCGGTGATCCGTAGATTCCCATGTAGTCACTTACTCCAAATGAGTAACGCTCTCTCGCTTTATAACGAACATTTCCGGTGTCAAAGTCACCGTCCATAGAAGTTTCTAAAGCTGTTCTTTGGAAGTGTTTCATTCCATTAGGAACATCAGTAATAATGAAGAAAGCATTGGAATCTGTTAAATAGTGATTAACAAAATATCCTTCTGGTATCGCTCCATTATTTCTTAGTGCGTTGATGTCATTGTCAGAAGTTCCAACTCTGCCTTGAGTCTCTAAGAGTCTTGTAGCAGTAAATTGTAACGCTGATGGAATAATCAAACGTCTTGGTTTAGCAGCAACTAAAAGTCCACGTTCATCTTTAAATGCAGCAATATCAATAACTGCATTCTCTAATGAAGTTTCGTTAAGGTCAGTCGCTGTTGCAGGACGGTTATTATTTTTACCGCCATCAACCAAGGGGTGTCCGTCACCACCAGTAACTCCGTCACCTGATGCAGTAAATAAATTTACTCCGTCACCAGATTGGAAAGAGTTTGTAAAACCATTGTTTAATGGATTTACAGCTTTTACCTGTTTAGTGTAAGACATAGCCCTAGCTAGTGCTTTTGTATATCTAGCAGAAAGCGAATCATAAAGATTATCTTCCATCGCTTCTTCTGTAATACTAAAGCCCATCGCTATAGTTTCGTGATTATAACGTGCTGTGTAAGTTTCTTGTGCTGAATCATAACTGATTGCAGAACCTTCATTCTTAACAGGAGCAGCATCAAATCCACTTAACTTCACCTCTTCCTCGAAAGAACGATCTGAGTTTTCAGTTTCGTAGATAGCAGCGTGCTCATCGTCATAAGACGTGTATTCATCGCCAAAGAGTGCATTCAATCCCGGAAGTAACTCTTTGAGCATTTGTGCTCTTGAAATAGCCATTTATATACTCCCTTTAAACACCTGTGGTGTTGTCGTATTGATGCCCTGCGTTAAATTTAACGATAACATCTGTGTAAGCGTCACCAACTGAGCTATCAGGACCATCAACAAAGTCGATGATTCTAAGTGGAAGCGTAGCAGTAGTAGCAGCAATAGTTGAACTATCGACAGCGTTTTTACTACGTCCAATGCTCGTTGAACCTGCGGTCTGAACAATCGCTACATTATTACCTATAGCTGTTTGAGCCAAAGAATCGTCCCCTTGCATTTTCATTAATACATTAGGATCATCTAACACATAAGCTTTAATATCACTAGCAACCGTAGAAGCTGGATAATGTTGCGAATATGTAGGTTGATTTGTAGTCGGATCAGTATAAGAACAACCCATAAAAACACCTGTAGGTGTTAATGAAGTAGTTCCTGTATCTTTTTCTATAGTTCCGGCAGCGACTGTTTTTACGAAGTCACCGTAGAATATAGCGGTGCCATAATTACTGGCTATCTTTAAGTGTCTAACTTTTCCTGTAAAGGAACCGCTTGCACTCAGAGTACCAATAGGTTCTGCACCCATAGGAGTTGCCGTTGAAGACATAATTTTCTCTCCGATTAAATTAAATA